GGGAAAAATACGGTGATTACAAATCTGAAGAAGAGCCGGGTGTCTATGGTCAGGAAGAAACACTTGAGTATGACGCTCATTCAGTACGACAGCCTCTTTTATGGGATTATCTACTCGGAAAAACTGACAAATTAGAACTACCCCCAAGTTGGTTTGAAAGATAATAATGCCCAACAAAGCCGCGAAAGCCCGCAAGCGTTTAAAACGAAAATTAGCACTTGAAAACCAAACAAGAAAAAGAGCAGCCTACAAAGCAAGACGAGAAGCCAGACAAGAAGCCAATAGAGACCTTTAGTGTTATACCTCCTCCCGAGGAAATGGCACGCCGGGATGAAATATTAGCTAAATCGTATCAAGACCTCTTGTTCTTTGGCAGGGCTTTCTTACCTAAAGACTTTATGCACAAGAGTGCATCTCCCGCCTGTCACTATACCGTATCAAAAAGACTTATCTCTACCAAACCCGGTGAGCGTATCTGTATTATCCTCCCTAGGGGTTTTGGTAAATCAATCCTATCTAAATCAGCTATTCTACATAAACTATGCTTCTCTGGTGAAGATGACCAGAACTTTATAGCATGGGTGTCAGAAGAACAGGGTCAGGCTATTGACCACTTAAAATATTTAAGATATCACTTAGAAACGAATAAAACAATTAAATACTACTTTGGAAACATGGATGGTGGTAGCGCTGGGAAGAGATGGACAGAGAAAGACTTAGTTACTCCTAAAGGAGATAGAATCATAGCCAAAGGTACCAGTCAGAGACTTAGAGGTCGTGCAGAGGTAGATGTGAGATATACGGGTATTATCTTGGATGACTTTGAATCTGAATTGAATACCAAGACACCCGAAAGGCGTAATGAGATTAAAAGGTGGGTCGTATCCACAATTTATCCCGCTCTAGAGGAGTCCCCCGGGAATGAAGGTTGGATATGGCTCGCCGGTACTATTGTTCATTATGATAGTTTCTTACAGATGACCTATGATGGATATAAAAAAGCAAAAGAGGATGACCGTTCATATCCATGGGATGTATTCTTTCATAGAGCAATTGAGGATGGAAAAGCCCTATGGCCTGAACAATTTCCCCTATCTAAGCTAAATCATAAGAAACAAGAGTTTATAGAAGCTGGACTGGTTAATAAGTTTGCTCAAGAGTATATGAATGATGCTCGAGATATATCCAATGCTTCTTTTAAGATAGATAGAATACAGCACTATAATGGCGAACGAAAGCTAATGAATAATTTTAACTACATTGTAGAGGGTGATGAAGTAATTCCAATCAATATTTATCTGGGAGTTGACCTTGCAGCGACAGCTACCGAAACTTCTGACTATCAGGTAATACTGGTAATGGGTATTGATTCTAAGAATAATCGTTATGTATTAGAATACTTTAGAGAAAGAATACCCACATTTGATGTTCCAGCTAAGATAATAGAGCTGGCGAAGAAGTATAGTCCCGTTAAGAGAGTAACGATTGAAACGGTAGCAGCACAAGAGATGGTTAGGGATATGGTAACTCGTATGAGTGCTAACGAGAAAAGATTAATGCCCGGGATATTCAAAGGTGTTAAACCTCCCGGTAGAATAAAGAAGGAAGATAGGCTGGAAACAACCCTTGGCCCTATCGTTAATTCTAAGAAATTATATATTAGAAGAGAGATGACCGAGATAGTAGATGAGTTCTTTGAACATCCCAAGCCTAGAAATGATGATATCATGGATGCTCTATACTATGCTGATTACTTTGCCCGTGCTCCTAAATCTCAAGCTACTACTAAAGAAGACTTTAAGTCTGCAAAACGTAAAAATAGATTACTACCTAAACTTAAAAAATACAATTGGATGACTGGAGCAAGAAATTAATCATTTATCTATTGCACTATTGTCTAATTCCTTCTTAGATTCAGAAGGTGTTAAGTCTATCTTAACCCAACTGTTTATAAACATTTTAAATAAAGCTATAAATCCACATACCATATGGCTAAACAAAAAAGCAGGTTCCCCAGTTACGGTCTAGTACGGGGGCCATCTCATAAGCATGGCGGAGTAGCTGGCGTTGTTGCTGGTGAACAGCCTGTTGAACTAGAGGGCGGCGAATGGATAATTCCAAAAGAAGTCGTTCCTGATTACCTCCCCGTTTTAAAACAAATTACTAATGAAGGTCGAGCTATCCAGCAGATGGAGAATGGTAATACTGCAATAGATGCTTTAATTGCCTCAGCTTCTATGGAAACTGGACTGGCTAAACCCAAATCCCCCATGTATCAAGAAGGTGGTCAGATAAGCTTTGAGCAGATTGCTGACTTAGCCAAACGATACAGAGAGGGAATAGGTTTTCCAGTAGAAGAGGGAATGTATACACCAGAGGGTGGAAGGACTAAAGCGGGTTATGCAAGACAATTTGGTGTTGAGCCAGAAACTTTTGATATAGACACTGTTGCTTTTCGAAGCCCTTCAAATTATCATTTTCGCTTTGTGGATAAAGAGGGAACGCCTGTTACGTCTGCATATACTGAGGGTGTGGACAGGGCTTCAGCGCTACCAATTCTATCAGATATTCTAGGAGAGCGAGCCAAAAAAGGGAAGAGACCTACTTCATTTGATGAGTTGAGGAAATATGTTGACGAACGAACAAAACAAGGGGATATGGAAAAAGTTTTTGGTCAGTTAGCGAGACAGGCTACTTTAGAATATCCAAAAGAAAAACAAAAACAACAGGGTGGCCCAATTAAGCAATATGGGCATGGTGGTCAAGCTTTACCACGTAAACAACAAGAAATGCGTAATCCAACAGTATATGGCCCTCCCATTGAAATGATGGGGCCAATGCCTACTGATACCTCTGCTGTAGATACAACTGGGAATGCATTACAGCATATGTTGAATCAATTAATGATGAGAGACGTTAATCAAAATATTAATCCATTCACTGGTGATACAATAGACACTTATTTAGATTCTTTAAAATTACAACAAAGAATGAAAAAGTCTAAGATTCCACCAAGCGCTGGTCGTAAGAAATCAAAACAGGGTGGCCTTGTAATGTATCAAGAGGGTGGAATGGTTGGGCAACCACAGGCTATGGGCCCAGTTCCACAGGGCTCTTTAATGGGGGCAGCTAATGGTGATGTTAGAATTAGACCATTAACACCAGATACTTATATTACAAAATTAGGAGAGGATGGTTCTGCTACTATGGAGATACCTAAACTAAGCACGGCTTATTTACAAAGCTTTGGTATGGAAACACCACTTTCAAAGCAACAAGGTGCATCTTTACATCAAAAGGGTATCACTCCTGATACTTTAAATCCTTCAGTTAAAGGATTAATCAATCGAGTTTTAGTACAACGACTAGCTAATGAGGATGAGTAGTGGTATTAGATAAAGATAAAAGAGCTGATTATAACCAAGATTTATACCGTCGCTGGCGTAATGCCCGTAAGGATTGGGATACGGAAGCCAGATATGACGTAGATTTTTACCATGGGAATCATTTTACCGATGAAGAGGTAGATGAGCTACAATCCCGTAACCAAGCTGACGTACCAATGGATAGAATTGGGCCAGCTATTGAAAAGTTTAAAGCTGTATTAACTTCCAGACCTCCTGCTTTTACAATGACTCCTAGAGAAGATTCAGATGTAAAGGTTGCTTCTGTATGGAGAACTATCATGGGATATGTTTGGGGAAACTCCAATGGAGACTGGCAGTTAAAACAAGCTATTCACGATTATGCAACTACCGGCATGGGATATCTATATGCTTATATAGACCCTGAATCAGATTTTGGTAGGGGCGATGTCAAGTTCACTTATGTCAACCCATTCAGGGTATACGTCTCTCCGAATACTCGCAACCGATGGTATGATGACGCTGAAGGTGTTATCCTCTCTACAATCCTCACTGGTGAACAAGTCGTTAGCCTCTACCCAGAATTAGGCGAACAGGAAAATGCAGAAACTGGAGAAAAAGAAACAGGAATCATTCAGGATTTAGATACTTATTTAGAAGAAGATTATCCTGATGCAATGAATAGCAATGGTAAGAAAGTATTTACCCCTGCTGAAGCAAAAGATTTAGATTATTTTGAAAGACAGAAATATCAGATATTAGAGAGATTCTATAAAGTTAAGGTTGATTTCTATCGTGTTATAGATATGCAGACTGGTGAAGAAGCAGTATTTAGTGAGGATGAATACGAAGAATTTATAGAGAACAACAGAGAGCAGATAGAGGCAAACCAATATGAAGTTATCCCAGTTAAACAAACACGGGTTAAGGTATGTGCAAGTATTGGTCAAATCGTTCTTTACGAGACCATCCTTAATACCGACCATTATCCAGTCGTTCCTATTCCAAATCTATTTACAGAAACACCATATCCAAAGTCAGATGTATCAAGGGCTCGTCCAATGCAACGTCTACTTAATAAACTTTGGTCTTTGGCTCTTTCCCATGCTCAGGCATCTGGTGGGTTAAAACTATTAGTCCCATTAGGTAGTGTGGAAGATTTAGGACAATTAGAAAGAGATTGGGCAAATCCAAACGCAGTGATAGAAGTAGACTCTACCCAAGGAGAGCCACACTTTCCTGCACCCCAGCCACTTGCTGGAGAGTTTTATAAACTAATTCAACAATGTGAGTTCTATATTGATTTCACATTTGGGTTACCGGAGATGATGCACGGATTTGCAGAGAAAGCACCTGAGACAGTTAAGGGTACTGAGAGGATGATTGCTTTAGGAACTGAAAGGCCTAAGTCTAAACTAAGAGATATTGAATTTAGTATCAATAGACTTGGACAGGTCTTATATAATCTATCTAAAGGTCATTATACTTACAAAAAGATTTTCCGTTTAAACAGCGCCAATAATGATATGACCGAAGTAATGGTTAATAATTATGACAATAAGGTGGGCGCTATCTTAGATATTAAAAAAGAACGACATAATTTAGGACAACATGATTTAAGAATTGAACCGGGCTCTACATTGCCAACTAATAAGTGGGCTGAGCTTGGTGTCTACATGGAAGCGTACCAAATGGGTATTGTGGATAAAGTAGAAGTCTTGAAGAAGAATCCAGAAATATTTGATAAAGAAGCTATCCTACGTCGAACCGATGAGAAGAATCAACTCATGCAGCAGGTTCAGGCTATGGAAGAGCAAATAAAGAATTTGGAGGGAGACCTCCAGACTGCCCAAAGGGAGTCTGTTAGCGACAGAAAACGGGTT